TATTTCTTCTGCGCTTGTCCCCTGGAACATCGCTTGAATGTTAGCCTCCTCAGTCTGCACATCACCATCCGCAGTATAGGCAGCTCCCTTAAGAACAATCACCTTTCCATTAGATAGATTCAATGTTACTGTCGCATTCCGTAATGTAGTGAGCGCTTCAACATCCAGGTCACCCCGATCTGTTATCTCGCCCTCTATCTTCGCGGCTTGCGGAAGACCCTTAAAACCGTGGACAGTATCTGCTCCCACGATTGGTTCAACCTTCGGTTTCCCGAGATTGTATGTAAAATTCCCTTTCGCTTGCTGGATCTCACCATTGATTTTTAATTCAATGATTCCTGCAATGAGTCCGTTTCTACCATCAGGCATTTTTAACCTCCATTTTAAATTGAATAATTATTAAGTCGTTGGACCTTGTAACAGAAATTGCATCGAAGCAGAACCGACCCGGAACTGATTAATCAGATCAGGAGGTAGAATCCATGTAAGTCTATTTGGATCTGTCAACGAACGTACACATACTAAATCATTTTTGAATTGATCCACATTCTCTACCAATCCTAAAAGTTCCCATCCACGGAATATATTGACCGCCTCGCTCTTACCGAGTTTAGGAGTCATAACTTGCTGTCCAGGACCAAACTGAACTCCATCATCCGCGAGTTTCGCCCGAGGATATTTATTCAGAATTTGCGTACGGAAATCATATCGCAGATACATCAGAGTAAGCAATGTATTCACATCAAGATAAGCAATATCTGCAGAACCCAGAGCGTTCGTTTGATACATAGTGATTGCCCTCTGAATACGCACTTTCCCGCCATTGTCCACGTAGAATGTAGCTATCCCGTCGTACAATAAAGTATTATTTTCCTGGAGAGTAAATCTTTCAGTGATCGCTGGAGGAAGAATGTTCGGTAATTCAACTGTCTGAAATGGACGGGCCGGATCTGCTTGACCTTCCATTGCCAGAACTCCAGCATAGGAAGCCGCGACCTCAAAAGAACTTGAAGGAATTTTGTAGGAATGTATGCAAGTCACGTGCTGACTATTACGTCCATTTCCATAGGCAGACAATGTCCCAAGATTTCCACGCTTAGAAGTAACATACATTCCATCAATCATACGGAGAGGTCCGAACCGACTGGTCAACTCTGTTTCAATTGCGAGCATGTTCGTGGCATCATTGAATGCTCCACAGAATATATTATACCATTCATCGCCTATTATATCAATCACTTCTTGGATACTTGGATTGTTTGCTCCTCCGGTCATTTGATTAACAGACATAGTTATACCAGTAGGAAGTTCTTCACCTGGATTATAATTGACACGAAGATCTATATCATTTCCAGCTTCACCTTTATTCCGAGCGGTCAATGTTACTGTTCCGGTGATATTAGACGCAGTGACTGCGATATCTGCTGGTAGAGCTGCAACGAGAGCATCCCCGAGTAAAGTCGCTGTAAGTCCTGAAGTGACTGCTACCGATATCCTCTGGCCTCCTATGTATACTACGAGAGTTCCATTAGCTGAAGCTGTTCCACCCATAACGAAACTTCCAGTCGCAGCAACTCCGCCTCCAGCATCATCCAGGGAAACGCAGTATAGGTCAGTAACATTATTCGCATCGAACCATGCTTTACACATTCTAGCGAGCTGAGACCCCTCCCCATAAAAGGAACGAGCTTGGTCATAGCTAGAAACTAAATCCATTACTAATTCAGGCCGTACTCCGCTAGAAAGCCTCTGGCCTATGAGAAGAGCTTTGTATCGAAGAACACTTGGTCCTTGAAAAGCTCTTGAAGAATCAAATTCCACATATATAAATGGAACTCTAAGATCATTCGGTATCATTGTCATCCTCCTTATTTGATTTGAAATTTTCGTCAATCGAGCTATCGGCGTCCGAGTCTGCTATAGTAACATCCCCGTCCTTAATTCTCCTGTTCCAGTATGTAGATGAGATTACTTCTAAACCATCTTCAGGAATATGTATCCCCTCCGGCGAGTAGCATCGGCGTCCTTCCACTGGCATGACTCTTATTATTTTTGTTTGTTCAGACATTCAAGCCTCCCTTATAGTTACATCATCTTCAGCCTCGGCTCCATCGACTGTTTCGATTGTGTTAAGAAATGTTAAAAATTCATCTAGCTTCTTATTGTTTTGGTAATCCGAGCGATAAGTTATATCAAAGAATAAACGGACGGAACCAATATCCTGCGATGAATTTTCTGATTCAATCGTTACTGGTTGAGTCCTTGTAAATACGGTATCTTCCACTAGCCAAGGAAGCCCGAGGAATCTATCCGAGAGCATAGCTAACTCTACTTCCCAAGCTCTACTATCTAGCCAATCGTCAAGAGCATTATCCCTTTCCGAATCTATCTGATGTAGTACCTCAATCGTCAAAGATATTATCCGCTGGTAATTCCTAGGAGCACTACCCTGATGGTCTGCGCTCTCATCTGAAAAATATATCAATCCACAAGGAACTTCATTAAAATATATTGGATTAGGTCTGGAGGCGAACCACCTCTGCCCGAGGTCCGTGTTAGCTTTCATTAATAATTTAATCCAGTTACGAATCGCAATCCTAGGATGAGGTTGAAGATTTTGAACAGATACATATTGAGGAACAGTGGTCATACAGTCTTCTCCTTGTGTAGCATCAATGTAGTGACCCCAGTCCCATCATCGTCATGCTCTAATACTTCATAGTTAGTTCCTTGAATATTTATTTTATCTCCGTTCGTAGGTCGACGTCTTAATTTTGACGTCTGACACTGAGCCATCGGGCTATTCGTTTGGACGGAAGCTCCAGTATTCGGATCCACTGTTTCGTAGTCATGGTCAAATATAATTACAAGATCAAAACTATCTCCAGTCTTACGGCTTGTATACATTCCATGTTCTGCAAATTCTGCATCTTCAAAAAATCCATCTTCAAGGTCAGTTTCCATCATCTGGAAAAAAGAATTTAATGAACGGAGGTATACAGATGGAGACCCAAATCCCTCGCTAGAAGCGATGCTCTCTAGAGTCAATACCCAAAGATTACGAACGGTATGACCACCAAATGATTCTTCACTTGAAATTCCAGTCAATGTTATAAAGACACCACTAACAGAAATACTAAATTGTCCCCACAACTCGCTGGAAGGAATACCATTGGGCGAAACATTTACGGAAACGCTCGGACTTCCGAATAATTCTAAACTTCCAATAGCATTGAGATCAATACTTACATTCCCGGTACTTAGATGCGGAGGCCCAAACCCTTCAAGAGATGAGATGGAAACAGGAGAGAACGATACATTCCCGGTACTTACAGAGGGAGGCCCGAAGGCTTCTGATGTAAGTATACTATCTAGAGAAACACTTACATTCCCGGTAGAAAAAGATGGCTGTCCAAAAACTTCTGATGTAAGTATACTGTTCGGGTGGACAGAAACAAATTGAGGCACTATCGAGAGACTACCAAATATCTCAGAGGAAGCTAATCCGTTCATGGCTATGACCCTGTCACCGGCCACGACAGCTAGATTGCCAAAATCTTCAGATGAAGAAATACTGTTTGGTGATAAAGATATACCTCCAGGTACGAAAGTAACATTCCCAAAAGCTTCCGACGATAATATGCTAGACACATTAACTTGGATTCCACCAGTAGTTATGGATAAACTGCCAAACGCTAGAGCAGAGGGTATTCCAGTCGGAGTAGTTATAAAAACCAGTCCCGGGAGTATCGTAGCATTGCCAAAAATTTCAGCAGACGGGATTCCCGTCATCTTAATACCGAAAGTTAATTCAGGCATTCCAAATGCCTCGGCAGTAAGAATACTATTCGGTATGATAGCTACCTGTCCAGTGGATACTCCCGGAACTCCAAATAATTCTTCACTTGAAATTCCATTGCTAGTTAAATTAATAATCGTCGTTCCTATACCTACGAATATATTCGTTCCCCAAGCTTCTTCAGAAACGATAGCCAATGTATCCATCGAAATCATATTAGAGAGACGAGCCAAACCGAATTCTTCAGTCGGCCAAATACTTAGGATAGAAATGAATTGGTCATATACTATTCCAAAACTTCCCCATGTTTCTGAAGATTCAATTGAATCTAGTCTCACTTGAAGATTTATTATGAGAGAACCAAAGACTTCCTCTCCGGCAATCCCTATAGGAGTAACGTATTGCGTATACTTAACATCAGGAATACCAAAGGCTTCTTCAGATGTAATACTATCCACATAAAAAATCATGTCTATACTATTCGGAGGTGTGACATGCTCTGCACTCGCAATTCCGCTCATGTATAGAGTAAGATGCAAATTGACTGGAGTACCGAAGGCTTCTTCGGAAATGATACTTATTGGAGTAATATAGAAATTGGAATTAAGAGAAGGAGAACTAAAAGTTTCTTCACTTGAAATTCCATTAAGTTGAATTATATTTGCAAGACGAACAGATCCAAAACTCTCACTGGAGGAGATACCATTGGGCGAAATATTAACATTTCCCACACCTATGGATGGACTGCCGAATGCCTCATTAGAGGCTATGCCAGAAGGAGTGATCTCAGAGAGAATTACGATGGCTTTGTTAGATCCCAGACTACCGGAAGCTCCGGGAGTAGGAAGAGTAGGGTATACGCCCTCATCTGAATAGTATCCATCTATGTATCCATCGTCGTTCCCACCCAAAGAATCTGCAGATACATAGTCTAAATCCGGTGACGAATCACTTTCTTGCACTACATATATAAACCAAATTCTTTTAAACATACATTACTCTACTGCATCGGAGGATAAGTAGCATAAGGATGAGCTCCGGGAAGACTTGAAACAAGACCCCATTTCCACGCTAAGTACCCTTCTATATATTGCCTGATCGCTTCGCTTACTGTTCCATTGCTTATAACTATTTCGGCCACATACATACTCTGAAAAGTTGATCCACCATCACTACCGATAAAAATATTTCCTACTGTAGGTACAGACAAAGCACTTGCATCTGAACCTATCTTTGTTCCATTCTTCCATAACTCTTGTAACGCATCTGTATTAGAATTATAGAATGATAACATAGCGATCTCATTTGCAGAAAGCCCAGATACTTGTAATCTCTGTGCTCCAGTTGTTCCGCCAGCATCGAAGAATATATCTCCTGTTCCGTAAGGCATATGCGATTGCCATCTATTCGCAGATGTACTTGAACCGGATAACGTAAAGGATGTTCCATTAATAAGTGTAGGATAAACTTTAAACACGATAAATACATGAGCATCTTTAATGTTACTACCAAAAGGATTGCTCGATATATACATCGTGTCTGCAT